ACCACCTCCGCCGCGAAACGTCGAGCAGTCGCATACGACGACCTGAACGGTGCGCGAATCGTCGCCACCGTCCCCGTAAGCGCCGGATCCGTCAACGAACCAGTCACACGCACCTCCATGCCGTTCCGCACGTCCGTCGACGTGTCGATTGGGAGGGACAGAGTGGCAAGCTGCGACACCAGCAGCTGCGACGCTGACTCGACGTCTGACGCCTGCACGTTGCCCGCCTTGAAGCGACACGGGCCGTCGTAAACCGGAACGAACACGTACTCGTACTCGAGCGTGACCGGGTTCAGTATCTGATCGGTGGACTCGGAGCCGATGACGCAGGTGTCGGTCATCAGCGACTCGGCGTTGTTACGGAAGTCCGGAAGCAGCCGTTCCACATCGCTCCGGAGAGACATCAGTCACCCGCTTCGTAGATCGGCCGGCCAGCGATATCAGTCCCGCATGAGCAATACGACGCGAGGAAGTACAGAGAACACCACGGAAGGTGCCTCGATGCAGTGCCCACTGTGTCGAACGAGTACGCGCCACCATTCGTCTGAGTCAGCCCCAGCAGCGCCCACCACTCGTCAAGGATCGTCACACGACCCTTACCCGACTGGTACGTCCGCGACGACGACGCATCATCGACCGAAATCGTTACCTGTGTGGCATCGTCAGGCTTCTTGACCTGCGCGACGACAGCCTCACGGACCACGTAAACGAGCTTCGCCTCATCGATCACAGGAACCGGATCAGCAGCAAGACGCCGCGTCTCAATCAGCATCCCGGCATCAGTGATCCACAGTTCCCACTGCTTCCACTGCACCGAATCCGGTTCGGGGGCGGCCTGCCCAAGAGCAACCGCGATCGTGTCAGGCGTCACAGACATGACCGCCCCCTTCCCTAACTACGCGTCCGACTTCTTGGGGCGACCAGGAGAACGCTTCGGCTCCGCGTCAGCGGACTCCCAACCGTCCACGAACCGGTCGTCCTTCGAGTCGTCAACCGAAACGACGACGTTGGTCGTCAGATTGCGGAACCGACCCATCAGGCGTTCGCCACCTTGTCGACAACAGTCGAGAAGCCGTCGAGGTCCATGATTCCCCAGCCGTACACAACCTCAGCGCGCAGCGCGATCTGGTTCTGGCGCTTGAGGTCGCCCTGGCCGTCCGGGTCACCAAACTCGATGACCTCCACCGGGATGTCACGCTGGACGCCCCAGCGGAACAGGTCCCACTGGCCGAGGATCGCCTTCACGCCGGTGTTGGCCGACGCCTCCGGAGTGCCCGACACCGTGGACGTGCTGAACGCCTGCAGGCCCTCAAACGACGTAATGTTGGATCCGAACCCAAGCTCCGGGTACTTCTTCCGACCATCCGCGTAACGGCTCGTCGCGATCGTCCACGCGTACGTGGGATCGAACGCGACACCGTTCGGGATGTACCCGTCAGCGATGATCAGGCCAGCAGCCTGCTCCATCACCAGATCCGGAGTGGTCAGCGTGCCCGTGGTCAGCTCCACGCTGTTGCTGGTGCTCGCAATACGGTCGCCGGCAACAATCGAAGCGGCCACAGTGCCCGCAAGCGGGTTGATGCCGTGGAACGCACCCAGGTCCAGCGCACGAGCCAGCGCAAGGCCAGCCTCGTCAGCAAGAGTCGACAGGACACCAAGCTGGTAGTCCTCGTCAGCCCACTGAACCTCCTGGTTGAAGCGCTGCGTCACCTGGAACTTGTGCGGGGTGACCACCTTGGTGCCGAACGTCGTGGACGTCGACCCCTTCTGCGCACCCTCACCAACAAGCTCAGCACGCGGCCGACCAGTCAGCGTCATGTGAGTGACCTGACCGAACTTCTGCGGCTCAGATCCCGACAGGGCGGCAATACCAGAACCCTGAGTAGCCTTCGCGAACAGTCCGTCCGCAATTTCAACGGGCAGAGTCAGCCCGGACGTGGCAAGAACAGCCATGATTGATCCTTTACGTTAGTCGCTCCGACCAAACAGGCTCTTAGCAAACTGCTTCTTGCTATCAACCTGAGCGGTAGGCGATTTGCCTTCATTGGGCACGTGCAGCGTGGTGCTGCCCGATTCACCCTTGAACTGAATAAGCGCATCCGCAGACGCTTCAAGCTCTTCCTTCGTGCCGCCCGAAAGCAGCGCAACCGGAACACCCTTAGCGGCGGCGACTTCCGCACGAGTAGCTTTCGCCTCAAGCTCCCCAGCACGCTTCTCAGCAGCGGCGAGACGTTCAGCGACCTTCTCAGC